GGCCGTCCGACACGAAGGAATTAAAACTCCAACGTGTTGGTCTCTTTGAGACCGTCCTCGTGACAGTCGTCACGTCGGTAAATGCAACGTTTATCGATAGATCGGCATGACACGGAATTCAAACTCTGTGTCATAGTGCACGTAAGTGGAGGACATTTAATGTCTCGCAATCGCAGTAGGTTTACTGATCTTTCATTGCCTGTAGATTTTCGCTACACCGATATGTCCGGCAGTCTGATTTCTTCGAAATCAGGTGCTTGGACAGATACGATGGGCGAATTCATGACGGATGAGGTGACACCTGAATACTTTTCCAAACGGAAACGTGGCCAGTTCTTGTCAGTAAATCCTCTCTATCAATCTACAGAGACGTTTATTTCGTCTGCCACAGGGGAAACCATGTGGAGCGTTGGGTATAATGGTACATTTTACTATAAGATGTACTTTTCCGGTCACTTAGCTGCTTCCTTTTGGTCTTATACCATGGGAGGCGACTTCTTTCCGGCTTATACCGGTACTTATCCATCTTGGCCTGACAAGAGTGCTATCGAGGTTGAAGCCCTAGCGAATGCTAGGAGCAGAGGTTTCGATATGGGCACTTTTGCAGCCGAATGGACTAAGACCTTAGATCTTATCCTTAACTTCAGAAAACGCACGCTTAAGCGTGCGGAGCGAGTCCAAGACGCGGTCGTACGAAAGTACAATCGCGGTAACCGCCTTCCTCTGGACGCAGGCGCCGCTTTCGCGGAAACCTGGCTAGAGGCAAGATACGGTCACAGACTGCTCGCTTACGATATGGCAGCTGTCCACAAAGCTATAAATAGACTGAACTCGATGCAAGCTCCTCTTACGAGGGGTTACGCGACCGAGAACTCAGTCAGCTATGCCGTGCCCGTTAACCATACGGTGCCGGCGGCATATTTACGCTCTGTTGGACCTGGCATATCGACCCCATTACACGGTATCGCCACCGGCACTTTCGTGCAGGAGGCTACCCGCGAGGTGAGGTCTGGAGCTATTCTGAGCGCAAGTCTACAAGATATCATATCTATAGACCCGCTCGTTACTGCGTGGGAAGTGCTGCCTTTCAGCTTCATTGCTGACTGGTTTTTAAATATTGGAGATATTCTCCAAGCATTTTCCCCTTTTGCTAGTGAAGCCCTGCAGGGTGCATGGGTGACGGAGACCGAAACGGTCACCAACACCTGCATATGTGTACCTGGTACCACTGGTAATCCTACCAGTGGCTGGTACTACCTGCCGGATAACAGTATCCCCTACACGCTCGTGACTCAGTCACAAACTCGCACTAGGTCTACTGCTTCACCTTCCACGTACTTGGCCTTTAGAATGGATTTGAACCCCGAGAAGATTTTGGACTTGTCCTCGATCTTTCTCTCCCGTTATGCGGGAATTCTAAAGAATATACTTAAATCAACACGGATCTAAGCAAATGCACACCGAAAGTAATACGTATAGTATGGCTCGGGTTTTACCCGATTTACCAACTGTTCTAGTGGAGCACCACCTTGATCCAGAAAGAGGAAACTCATTCTGGGTCTCGGCAGAAGCTTCGCTTCAAGACCAGCGGGACCACTATGCGTACCATCTGAAGTTGCTTTGCGATAAAGTCCTAACAAGGAGCCATTCAAATGGCAATCGCAATACCTGGAACATGGACCTACGAAGGTCCAAATGGGCAGGATGAGACTGTGTTCAGTGTAACTGGACACACTACCACCGAAAACTTCTTCGTGAAGTTCCTCCGGCGGTATCCGTCTGTTGCCAATGGGTTGTTCACCAAACCTTACTGGAAGATGCGCGTTACTCGATCCTTCGTGGATACGAATGGCGTGCCTTTCTCTCAGAAGGCCCAGGCTGAGTTCAGCATCACATGGCCGTCGGCAGCAACCGCTGCTGACATCAAAGCCATGGTGGCAGAGTATGCCACGATTCTTTCTGATGTGAGTGCTCAGGCTGATATTGTCGATACGATGACGATCCCGAGGGTTTAACCCTCGAAGATCTAGTCGCAAGACAATGAACGATCCTAGCAACAAACGGGATAAGGTATTATGGCTAAGCCAAATAGAAAGAGTTTTGACACTCTTACGCACCTTACTGGTCTCATTCGGGCCGGGCACTTGGACATGGAAAGGTTTCTTGATGAGTACGATAATCTTGCTATTCGTAGCAATTATCGTCACCCACTCTCGATAACCGAGTATGTGTCCCGTGAATTAGACACCGCAAGTGCAACGTCTAATTTCCTCCGCTACTCCGCGCTACGTCAGTTGGAGGCGTTCTTGAAAAAGAACACCGACCTCCCTGGCAGCGACGATCAAAGTAGAGTCGATGCCGCTCTAGCTAGCTTTGCTTCTTCCGAACGGAAGTGCAAGCGAACCAACAAGCGGTTGAGACACTACTTTACCCACCCTGAACGCATCGATCCTTTGATGTATCAGGTAATGAGGTTGGCTCAAAGTATCAGTCATGATATCTTTGGGTCAGTGAGTCGGCTCACATTTCATAAGATTTGTGAGCGGAGCGGCTTTGGTCCCGGTTTCAACTACAGCTCTACCGATCTTGAGCATCGCCACCGATATTATAAAGTCGGCGGCCCTCATGCGGTAACAGCTGCAGCCCTGCCGTACGTTAAAGTACTCTTAAATTATTCTCCGCATTGGCGGGATTCCCTCATCTCTGAGGGGGGTACTTTTGACGTGGTAGGGGGCAATCGCGTAACTACCGTTCCTAAAACGGCTATTACGAATCGTACCATTGCGATCGAACCGTCTCTGAACGTTTATATTCAGAAGGGTGTCGATTCTTACTTGAAAGAGCGTCTACGCCATCATGGCGTTACTCTAACAAACCAGGTAAGAAATCATCCTCCGGCGAGGCGAGGATCTACTAGGCCGCTTTACGCGGCCACTGTGGATCTTAGCTCAGCCTCTGATTTAATAAGCACGGAGATTGTGAGATTTCTAGTCCCTCAAGATTGGTATACTTTACTGGACGACTTAAGGTCGCAGGAGTACACTTTTGACAGAGGGAGGGTCTGGCATAGATATGAGAAGTTTTCCTCTATGGGCAACGCTTTCACGTTCCCATTGGAGAGTATTATCTTCTATTCTATTGCAAAGGCTTGTACGATTATTTCGGGTAGCAGACTTTCTGTGCTTCGGGTCTATGGTGACGACATCGTCATCGATCCACGTGCAGCTTTATTGCTGTATGATGCACTCAAGTTTGCTGGGTTTACCCCAAATACCGAGAAGTCCTTTATTTTCGGTCACTTTAGGGAAACTTGCGGGTCAGACTTCCTTGCGGGAGTTGACTTGCGCCCGGTCTACGTGCGCCGATGTCCACGTAATGATCAAGAGATTTATAACCTCTATAACAGATTATTACGCCATCGGCTTGGATTCCAATTTCACAATCTTTGTGAATACCTTTATAAGCTCGCTGGAGTGCCCTTGATTGGGCCTCCCGACTTACCTAGAGGTAAGAACTTCCATCGTTGGTATGCTGGAAAGTCTGTCGAGTTTGACAGTTACTTCCATGCACCGCGGTCGGAAGGAGAGCGCTTCAGGCGCTGGGATCCGCACCTGCATAGATCTTACTGGCGTCTTCGCGTCCTCCGGTTTAAACCGAAGAAGCAAGACACGACCAGCTGGAATATGCAGTTCTGGTACTTGTGCTTCCTCACGGGAGTATCAAGCAACAAAGGAGTAGACAGTGTGAGTTTCTTTAGGAGAAAGACACCGGTAGAGAAATTCTATCGGTGGGAAGACCCTCCTTGGTCTCCATCACACTACGATTGCTTTGGGGAACGTCTGGATTCTTAGTGATCCATGTTCCTGGGCTTTCTCAGGTCAACCAATCTTGGCGCCTGTACAGAGAGAAGGG